CTTGCCGCCGCCCTTCGCGACATAGAAGGCCCCGCCCACGACGCCGATACGCCAGTGCCACAAGCCGCCGACCTTGCGGAGGGACGTGGGCACCCGCTCGCCCTCAATCACGCCCACAATCAGGGCCAGCGCCCCCACAGCCGACAGGATTTCGAAGGGGCTCACAGGTATTCCCCCGTCAGCATCGGATCGGTGCGCAGGGAGCGATCGGTCTGAGAGACGATCAGAACCGTGTCATGGGGCTCGTACTCAACCACGCGCGGGAGGCGATCCACCGTTTTCGAGCTGCACAGCATGGCCAGCGAAAGGGCGGCGACGGAAGGGAAGGGGTAGCTGCTAGGCATTCGATTCTCGCTTTCTCGTGGTGCTACGGGTGTTGCGTGGTGGCCCGCGATACGCTCGCAGGGCTAGAGCGTTGATTTACTGCGCTCGCTTGATCTCCAGTGATCCGTCAGTGATCGAATCGTCAAAGTAATCCACAGGGTTCTCGACTTCTCCGCCGTGTCGCAGTGCTTCAATGCAGCACTCACGGCACATGAAGTCCCCGCCTGATTCAAAGAGCGTTTCGTGCTTTTCACCACAGTTGGGGCATTCCATTGTGTTAGCCCTCCTTCGCGACGCCGCGATCCGTGAGGGTGTCGATCTGCGTCGTGACCGCATCACGCACGGCGCGCAAGAGGGTGAGTTGCTCCCATGAGGTGTCCGCGATTGAACCCGCGTTTTCAATACCCTTCAAAACCAGCGCCAAAGCCGCCTGCATTTCGTTGCTCATGCCGTTGCTCGCTTTCTCGTGTGGGCCGCGTTTATTCGCGAGCCCTTACTATATGGTGTTTGGCGACTTTCCAGAAAGTGCCTTTTTCGACCCCTAAACTGACTTTCCTGATTATTTAATAGCCCTTGCGTGTAAAGATTCCTACACTGAATTCGACAAACCATTGATTTTACACACCTGGAGTAAAGCGCATTTACGCGGGGATTATTATCCGCGCAATTTCTCACCTAGTGCAGCCCAGCCTCTGAGAGGGCAGCTCGACTCGGATCCAGCGTCGCGCCAATAGAGGGCACCGTCAGCACTCTGCCCTACCCACGCGAGCCGCAGCGCGTCCGCAAGGGCGTAGTGCAGTGCGGCTCCTGTGGTCGCGTAGCGCCTGCGCAGTGCGTCCTGATGCGACGGGGCGCGATTGCAGTCCGCGCAGTCCGCCACATAGGCCGCGACGCGCAGTAAGAGGGGGTCGGGTGCGGGCTGGGGCGGAATAGCGGCCAGCATGTCCGCATGGCGCGCCTCCATGTCTGCCCGTTCCCGCCTGTGTCGCGCCTCCATAGCCATAACCTCTGTTTTGGCACGGTCATGACCACCTTGTTTCTTGTCTGATTTCATGTACTTAGCGAACATTTTGCCCCTTTTGTACCGCTGTACCGTCGAAAACGCCCCGCATCTCCACAATTGTAACCCCCTGCTACTGTCACTGTACCGCCCCCCCCCTACTACCTTACATTCTAACTCAGATCAGATCAGAGACAAGTAAGAGAGTACAGAAGCGTGTTTTAGAGGCACTTTCCCTTGCAAATCCAGGGGTTTGCGAGGCGGTTACGGGTCTGGTTATTTGTGTACTTACAGTGCTACTGTAATTCGCGTAAAAGCCGAGTAATATCAGGGGTTTAGGTGTTCATACGGTTCAAGACCGCGTGAACTCCGATAAAGTAACAATAAAGTTAATTAAATCAATGGGTTATAATGGGGCCTGGGAAGATAATGAATTAAATCATATAGTTACGTGGCCTGGGGCGTGGAATAAGGGGGAAAGCGAGCAAGATCAACGGGTTAGCGATCGACTCCAGGCCGGGGGGGCGTGGTAATAGTTGTAATACACAATAAATCCCGGTACTTAATCCTATAACTCTATTGCGGATAGTCGGGAAATGAGGCTCCTATTTCTGGGATAATCGGATAGGAATAACTCTATTGTGTAGCCGGTGGCACTTGACACTGTGTTGCAAGAGAGGGAGGCTCGCCCCGCGCACCAGACGAGCGCGAGGTGGCATGTGAGCTTCTTCAAGAAGGCCCAGCAGGGAGACGACAGCAAGTTGACCGTCACCGAGCAGGGCGGTCGTCTGGTCGTGCGCGACGAGCGTGGCCACGTCGTCAAGGCGTCAGCCGCGTACCCCGCGACGATGCCCAAGAAGAAGTCCCGCCGTGCCCGCCTGCGTGACATCACAGAGGATGAGAGCGGCTCCTCCATCCTCGACCAGCACATGGTCCACATCGCCATGGGCAAGCCCTGGCGCTCCGAGCTGCCTGACGGGCAGTACACGGACTGGGTTGTGCCCACCACGAGCGAGCGCCTTCAGGCCCTCACGTTCCTCACGGAGCAGCGAGACGGCAAGGCGGTGGCTCAGACGGAGCTGCTCAAGGCGATGGTGGAAGAGGACAGCGCGGAGCAGTACCGCGCGTACAGCGACGAACAAATCGCCGCGGCTGCACGCCCGTACCTTGAGCGCATCGCAAAGAAAGAGGTCATCGTTGACGCCGAAGATCCGACAAGCGACGGAGAGTGATCTCCGCTTCGTGCATTCGAGCTGGCACACCAACCACTGGCGAACGTGGGCGCACAAATACGTCTCCCGCGCGGTGTACGGGGCGGCGCAGGACCGACACATCGACCTGCTCCTGGCTCGGTGCCATGTGACGGTGGCCTACTTCCCAGAGGTGCCCGACGAGGTGCTGGGGTGGGCGGCAATCGAGCCCGCGCCAGAGGTCCTGCACTACGCCTACGTCAAGGGCACCTACCGGCGCATGGGCATCGGTAGGGGCTTGGTCGAGGGCTCTGCCCGGTGGTACACGCAGTACACCGACGCGCCGGGGCGCAAGTTCGCGGACTCGGTAGGCGTCGTCTTCAACCCGTACAAGGAGTACCCATGAAGCTCAAGCATGTGCAGTTCGTGAACGTCGTGCAGTTCGGTGGCTCGTTGCAGTCCCTCTCGGTCAAGCCCGTGGGCGACCAGCCGGGTCAGGGCGAGAACGAAATTGAGGTGGACGAGAAGATGCGCTTCGTTCGCTTGGGTCGCCGGGTCAACGGCATCCCCGCCGTCAAGTTCGTGCCCATGAGCAACGTCGCCAGCTTCGAGCCCGAAGACGAGGCTCAGATGCAGGCCCCGAAGCCGGTGGTGAAGAAGTGAGCGCCCCCAGCATCGGCCGAATCGTGCAGTACACCAACTTGGGCGACCGCGACGGCAAGTACCCACCCACCGTCCAGGCCGCCATCATCACCGGCCTCAACGAGGACGGCACCGTGGCGCTCCACGTCTTCTACAAGACGGGGCAGTACGACCTTGCCTCGTGTCCCCACACCGAAGCGGTGGCGGGCAGCGAAGATGCGCGCGGCAAGTGGTCGTGGCCGGTGAAGGTATGATCTCGTGGGCCTTCGTCGTCGTGTTCTGCATCGTCGTCTTCGGATGGGCGGATAGTCGGTAATGGCCCTCGACCCTCGACGCGCCGCGGAGGAGCTTGCACGACGCGAGGCGTCACTCGTGCGTGCGTCGGGGGTCACGAAGTCCATCCGTGGAGAACTGTTCGACAAGCAGATCGCCTTCATGGACGACGAGAACCGCAACAAGGCCGCGCTCTGCACGCGGCGCGCGGGCAAGACGAGCATGTGGGCTCGGTACTGCACAATCGTCGCACTTGAGAAGCCGAAGTCGCTGATTCGTATCTGGGCGATCAACCGGCTCCGAGCGAAGCAGTTGCTGTGGCAGGAGTTTCTCGACGTGGCCCACCGGCACCTCGTCCGCGTGAAGACACACGAGACGGAGTTGACCATCCGCTTCGAGAACGGGAGCGAAATCCGGCTCCTGGGTGCCGACAAGGACAAGGAGGCCCAGAAGAAGCGCGGCGACAAGACGCGCATGGAGGTCATCCTCGAAAGCCAGTTGTTCGGGCCGTTTCTGAAGACGCTCGTGGAGGACGTGGCCGAGCCGTGCCTCTTCGACCTGCAAGGTACCATGTGCATGGAGGGTACCCCTGGGCCTACCCCCACCGGCTATTGGTATTACATTTCTGGTAGTGATCAGAGTCCTACCGGAAGTTGGATCAGCCCAGGAATGCTGATTCCGACCGGTGCGAAGAACGAAGTGGGCGAGGACGAGAAGGAGTTGGTCGGCGCGGGCTGGTCGGTCCACCGCTGGTCCGTGCTCGACAACCCCCACCTGCCCCACGCAGCCGCCGAGCTTGCCGCCATTCGCAAGAAGCGGAGCTGGAGCATCGACACCCCCACCTACGTCCGCGAGTACCGCGGGCAGTGGGTGAAGGACGACGGGGTGCTGTTCTACAAGTTCAACGAGGGGCGCAACACCTTCACCCTCTCGGACGTGAAGCCGTGGGGGCCGGGGTGGACGCATGTGCTCGGGTGGGACTTGGGCTTCCGAGACGACATGGCGCTCGTGGCCTGGGGCTGGCACCCCAGCAAGCGCGAACTGTACGAGGCCGCGGCGTGGAGCAAGTCGGGGGCTCGCGCGGAAGAGGTGATGGAGCAGATCCAGAAGTGGGAGGCGATGGGGTTCAACTTCATCGCGAAGGTTGCCGACACGGGCGGCGGCGGGCGCATGTACGTCGAGGACGTGATGTCCCGGTACTCTCAGGTCTTCGAGGCCGCGAAGAAGACGGAGAAGCTGGAGCACGTCCGCCTGATGAACGACGACTTCTTGACCGGACGCATCAAGGTCCAGAGCGGCGGTGCCTACGCGCTTGAGTTGTCCGCGTTGCCCAAAGACCCCGACTGGGATCCGTACAGCGGCAAGCCGCCGGGGTCGGATACGCGCTTTAGTGATCATTTATGTGATGCGGCGCTCTACTCGTGGCGGCGCGCGCTCGCGCACCTGGACTTTGAGATCGAGAAGCCGCACGAGTCGGTGGACGACCGCATGGAGCGCGAAGATGAAGAAACCCTTTCAAGGACAGGAGCACAAAATGAGTGGTGGGACGCAGACCCTGATTCCGTTGATCGAGATGATGCGTGAGCGCGGCGTCGTCTCCCTGAAGACAGGTGACGTGGAGATCGTGCTCGGTGCTCAACCGCGGGTTGAGTTTCGTGTGCCCGACATTGACAAGCCTGCGGAATCTGTAGAGGCTGCCCGCGGAAGCGATGGGCTCACCGCGGTCGAACAGGAAGAGTTGTACGGGCGCGTCATCGACGCGAAGGGTTGAACATGGCCGACGATTTCAGGGACGCGGTAAGCTACAAGGAAAAGCCGACCCGCCTGACCAAAAGCGGCATCGTGCGTGCTCGCTGGTGGGAACTGTCCGACGCTGACGAGACGGCGCAGGCAGTCGTGGACGTGGGCGAGTCCCTCGACCGGCAGTCAGAGGACCGCAAGCAGGCGATGGTGCGCCACGCGCGCCTGTACGAGAACTGCGAGATCGACACGCTCTCGGGGCGCGACTACAGCGCGGCTGTAGTTCGTCAGATTCTGACGGGCTCGGGGCTGATGAGCCTGAACGTGGGCGCGTCGTGCGTGGACACGCTCACCGCGAAGGTGACGAAGAACCGCCCGCGCCCCAACTTCCTGACCAGCGGCGGCTCGTGGGCGTCGCAGATCAAAGCGCGCAACCTCGACAAGTGGTGCAAGGGCTTCTTCTACCAGACGAAGGTGTACCAGCAGGCGCGACAGGTCTTCGTGGACGGGTGCGAGTTTGGCACCGGCTTCCTCCAGGTGTACGACTGCGGCGACGGTCGGCTGGAGTGCGAGCGCGCCATGCCCGATGAGATTCTCATCGACGACCTCGACGGCCAGTACGGCAACCCGCGCCAGCTCGTGCGGAAGAAGTACGTCAGCCGGGACATCCTCACGCGGCTCTACCCCGACAACGCGGAGGCGATTGCGGAGGCGGGGAAGAAGGAGCGCGCGGAGGACATTCGCGCGGAGCCGGAAGTCGCGGAGAATACCGTCGAGGTCTGGGAGGCGTGGCACCTGCCCAGCGGCAAGAAGGCGAAGGACGGTCGGCACGTCATCGCAATCGAGGGTTGCACGCTCCTCGATGAGCAGTGGAAGATCGACAAGTTCCCCTTCGTCCCGTACCGCTTCAAGAAGCGCACGACGGGCTTCTGGGGCAAGGGCGTCATCGAGACGGTGCAGCCCATTCAGGTCGAGCTGAACCGTACTGTGCGCTCCATCAGCCAGCAGATGCGCCGCAAGGGCAAGGGTCGCACCTACGTTCAGGTGGGCTCGAAGGTCGTCCCCTCGCACCTGACGAACAACGACGGCGGCGACATCGTCTACTATGTCGGCACGAAGCCGGATGACGCGGCGTCGAACGCAATCGCCCCGGAGGAGTTCAACTACGTCGTGCAGTTGCGCCAGCAGGCGTTCCAGGAATGCGGCATCAGCGAGTTGAGCGCCGCCTCGAAGAAGCCCTCGGGCCTCGACGCCGCGGTTGCGCTGCGCGAGTACAGCGACATCGAGTCCGAGCGGTTCGCGCCCCAGCATCAGGACTGGGAGCAGTTCTTCCTAGACTACGCCGACCTGAGCATCGACCTCATCACCAAGCAGTACGGCTGGAAGTCGTACAAGGTGCTCGTGCCCGGTCGCCGGGACTTGCTCGAAGTGGACTGGGCGAACATCGACCTCGACCGCGACTCCTACGTCATGCAGATGTTCCCCACCTCCAGCCTTCCGGCCACGCCCTCCGCGCGCTACCAGAAGGTCAAGGAGATGATGCAGGACGGCTTCATCGACAAGCCCGTGGCCCAGCGGCTCCTGGAGTTTCCCGACATCGAGGCTGAGTCGAACCTCGGCAACGCGATGATCGACGACTGCGACGCCACCATCAGCGCGATTCTGGACGACGACGAGCCGCGCCTGATGCCGCTGGAGCCGTACCAGAACCTCGACCTCATCATCCAGCGGTCGAACGCGGCGTACCTGTACGCACGCCACCGCGGGTGCCCGGAGGAGCGGCTCTCACTCCTGCGGAACCTCATCGACAACGCCACCTCGCAGAAGGCCTCGATGATGGCCCCTCCCCCCGCGGCGATGCCGCCCGGTGGCGGCGCACCTCCGATGCCGGGAGCACCTCCGATGCCCGGTGGCGGGGCGCAGATCAACAACACGCTGAACGTACCGCCTCCCATCATCCCCACCGTGCCGCCCGTCGTGGGCGGCTGAACAACCACACCCAGGAGATACCGTGGCAGACCCGACCGCAGCACCCGCGCCGTACACCCCGCCGTCCCAGACCAATGCCGCCGACCTCGTGGCCTCCTTTGAGGCATCGGAGGGCGCGGCACCCAGCACCCCCGCGGCTACGCCCAGCGCCGCCCCCGCGGCGGCTACTCCCGCACCGGAGGCCAAGCCCGCGGAGGACGTGCCCGCGCTGCTGAAGATTGCACAGGCGCGCGACGCCTTCCGCAAGGAGTCCGAGCCGCTGCGCCCGTACCTCGACGCGCTCAAGGTACTCTCGCCCACGGAGGCCCAGCGCCTCGCCAAGGCTCGCGCGGACGGCGACCCCGTGGCCGCGCTCGCTGCGATGGGCTTCACGCACTCGCAGTACACCCAGCGCCTGCTGGGTCAGAAGGACGCGCCCACGGAAGCCGAGCCTGAGAGCAAGCCCGCGTCGGAGTACGACGCGCTCAAGGCGGAAGTCGCCCAGCTCAAGGCCGAGCGGGAGAACGAGAAGGTCGCCAGCACTCGGACTCAGGTGCTGGAGCAGATGAAGGGAGTCCTGAAGGACTCACCCAAGTTCGCCCTCATCAACAAGCTGGGCGACTACGAGGGCGTCGAGCGGACCCTCATCCAGTACCACGCCGCCCACGGGGCGCTCCCTGGTAGCACGCTGGGCGAATCCGTCACACTGGCTGCGGAGATGTACGAGAGCCAGCTCAAGAAAGAAGCAGACCGATGGTCAAAGGTCTTGACAGGCTTTCAGGGCTCTGCTCCAGTCGAAGCGACGAAGGCTCCAGAGTCGCCTTCCACCGGCACGGTGCAGAACCGGACGTTGACCAACGCGAACACCTCGGCACCCGCCGCGGCTCGCACCGTTCCCAAAACACGCGAAGAAATCCTCGCCGCGATCATCGAAGATCGCGACGGCGACCTCGCGTAACCCGACGACTCCATTGTGAGTCGTTTCGAGGCGACTCACAATGGCTGCTACGATTTCGACTGCTGACAAGATCCTGAAGTTCGTCTACTCGTCCCGCGCTCTCCAGAACGCGGTGTACGACAAGAACCCCGCCTTCGCGCTCATCCCCAAGAGCGGCGGGTTCAACGGGCGCTCGCTCATCCACGCGCTGACCTACGGCAACTCGCTGGCGCGCAGCACCAGCTTCGCCACCGCGCAGGGTCGCGCGGGCATCAACGGTGTGGCCGGTACGGACAGCGGCTTCAACCGCGACGTGAACTTCACCATCCCCCGCGTGAAGAACTACGCGATGTACACCATCGAGCAGGAGCTGCTCCTGGCCGCGAACGGTGACCGCGCCTCGTTCGTCAAGGGGCTGACCCAGCTCGTGGACGGCACCCTCCAGACCCTGAAGAACGACTTTGGGCGCGATGTGTTCGGCTCGGGCAACGGTACGCTCGGTCAGGTCACCGCGGTCAGCGGCGCTGGCCCGTTCACCGTGACGGTCGGTGAGGCGATCACCCAGATCGAAGTCGGCATGGAGATCGTGGCCTCGACCACCACGGTCAACACCATCCTCCTCAACTCCGGTGGTGGCGTCGTGGTGCAGACCGTGAACCGCTCGGCGGGCACGTTCACCATCACCACCAACCCCGACACCATCGCCGCGAACTGCTGGCTGTTCATCAAGGGTGACCGGCAGGTGGCCGCGATCACCACGAACGCGATGAACGTCAAGCTCGCGGGCTTCGAGGCGTGGAACCCCATCACCGCGCCTGCCGCGTCTGAGTCGTTCTTCGGTGTGGACCGTTCGGTGGATGCGACCCGGCTCTCCGGTCAGCGCCTCGACATCGCCTCGCTCTCGCCGGAAGAGGGGTACATCACCGCTCTCGCCGCTCTCGCGCGCGAGGACGGCGACCCCAGCCACATCTTCACGTCGTTCACCGACGAGAAGAACCTGAAGCTCGCGCTCGGCTCGCGCGTGGACGCGGAGTACACGCAGGTTGGTGAAATCGGCTTCGAGTCCATCCGTCTGCGCGGCCCGAACGGCACCGTCAAGGTGTACGCCGACCGCAACGCCCCCGTGGGCAGCGCCCGCATCCTCACCCTGAACACCTGGGAGCTGAAGCACCTCGGCGACCTCGTGAACAAGGGCGACGCTGGTGGAGACGGCGGCATGGCCCGCGAGTACCAGGCCGACCGCTTCGAGGGTCGCATGTCGTTCTACGGCAACATGCTCTGCCACAAGCCCGCGGCGAACATGGTCGCGACCCTGCCGACCTAAGTGGTTCTTGAGGGTGGGGTGGTGCAGTAGACCACCCCGCCTTCACCCCCTCTTCAAGGAGAAACCACATGACGATCAACACGTTTTTCGACGAGCAGTATGTGAACCTCGGCGGGGTAGTGACCCTGCACGGGCGCGCAACGGGCGCAGGCGCGGCTGCGCTGACCGCTCAGAAGGGCCCGTGGGCGATCACTCGTACCGGCGTGGGCCTCCACACCATCACGCTGAACCGCAAGTTCGCGGGCCTGCTCCAGTTCACTGGGACGGTCATCGACGTGACGACCCCCGACGACTGGGTTGTCGTCCCCACCACGGACCTCACCAGCGGGCAGACCATCGGCATCGCAATCTTCAAGGGCGGCACCGCCGCCGAACTGACCACGGACGAGAAGCTGCTCCTCTCGGTCACCGTTCAGGACACCGCCGTCAAGCCTGCCGGGTTCTAAATCATGGCAACCGTCACTCTCACGGCTCTCGTTGCACGGGTTCGCGAGAGGGCGGACATGGTGGGCAGCAGCTTCGTCGCGGACTCCGCGACGGGGCTGTACGCCTGGATCAACGAAGCACACCAGAAACTCCACGGAATGCTCGTGGAGGCGCTGGGCGAGGAGTACGCCTCCTCGTCCAGCTCGTTCACCACCGTTGCAGGGCAGAGCGACTACCCTGTGGCGGCGGGCTTCTACAAGCTGTACGGCGTGGACCTCGACTTCCACGGCGTCATGCGCTCGCTCAAGCAGTACGCCCGCGCGGAGCGGAATACCTACCGCGAGATGCACCCCGAATGGCTCCCGCGGTACTCGCTGGTGGGGTCGAACATTCGTCTGTACCCCGCGCCCAACGCAGGGCTGACGGGCGCGATTCTGTACGCCCCTGAAGCGACGACCCTCGCTGCGGGTGCGGACACCGTCTCGTACCCCAACGGCTGGGAGCGATTCATCGTCATCGACGCGGCTATCCAGGCGCTGGCGAAGGAGGAGTCGAACACCTCGACGCTGGTTGCGGAGCGCGCGGCGATCATCAAAGAGATCGAAACCGCCAAGGAGAATCGCGACCTCGCGACGCCGAAGCGCGTCGTGGACGTGGACGTTCTGGACAGCGGCGTTGAAGACTGGTGGTGAGCCGTGCCGCGACAGAACCGCAATACCCCACTCCCTGAAGCAGCGCACGCGCGGGTTGGTGACCCGCTCGTACAACGCGCAATCGACGCAATCGCAACCTCGCTGATCGCGGTCATCAAATACCTCCAACCCTTCGTGCAGCAGGAGAAGTGGAAGCCGCTCAACTACGTCAGCGCGTCGAACTGGGCGGACTACGCGGACCCGGCGCTTCAGGTGGCGCAGTACCGAAAGACGCCGCTGGGGCGCGTTGAGCTGCGCGGCATCGTTGCGCGCTCCGCGGGTGTGGTCGTCACCATCGCTGTACTTCCTGTGGGGTATCGACCCGCCAAGCGCAAGTTGTTCCCCACTACGGGGAGCGCAGGTGCTGGCGGCGCGTCTATCTACGCGGACGGCGTGATTGCGTACGGGTATGGTGGCACCACCTACTTTTCCCTCGAAGGCATCACCTTCGACACGGAGCCGTAAATGAGCCTTCAGAAGCAGCTCGTCCACCTGAACATGAGCGGTGGGCTTGAGAAGAAGGACGACTCCTTTCTCACCATCCCCTCGAAGCTCGCCGTCGCAGACAACGTGCAGTTCGATGACGCCTCGACCGTGGTACGCCGCGGCGGTCAGGCGAGCGTGAGTTTGAGCCCGCTGGGGCCGTATGGGCCCTTCACCCTCGGGCAGGCAGCCCGAGCGTTCTCTCACCAGGGCGTGCCACACCTTGAGGGTATTGGGTCTACGGGCGGGCAGGGGGGCATCCGCCGCGTGCAGAAGAGTGGCGGAACCACCCCTGTCATCAACCCCTCGACGGCGAGCGGGTTCACCTCTCCGTTTCAGTTCCGTCGAGCTGGGATGACGACTGCGCGGATCGGCGGCGTCAATCAGAAGGCGACCGCCGCGGCGTCAGGTGCGCCGCTCTACGACGGAAACTTCGACTGTGCGGTGCTGGGGAACCTCACCTGCTACGTATGGGAGTCGAAGGACACCGCAGGCAGTGGGCTTCAGAGTGTACGGCTCGTGGTTGTTGACGACTCCACGGGCTTTCGACTCTACGACACCCTCCTGAGCGACGGCACCAACCAGCTTGTCAAGCCTCGTGTGGTAGCCAGCGCCGCACAAAACAAGTTCTTCATTTACGTGGCATCGTTCGCCGCTGCGACCGTCAACTACGCGATCAAGGGGCTTACTGTGTCCTCGGTCGGCGCGGTTACCGCGTTCGCTACGGTGACCACCGACGCGACGACCGCGAACGTTGAGAGCGCAATTGGCAGCGAGTGCCTCTACGACGTGGCCTTCTCCGCTGACGCCGTGAAGCTGGGCATCGTCTATCGCTCGGCGGGCCAGTTCAAGGCGGGGGAGATCAGCACCACGGACGGCACGACCTTCGCTGGTGCGAGCGTGCTCGGCACTTCTGCCACCCCCACAAGCCTCACCGCGATCATCACCTACGACGCGACCAACTACCGGCTTCACGCGATCTACGGCATCAACACGAACGTACTGAAAGCGATGCACTACAACATTACCGCGGTATCCGTCTCCGCGGAGTCCACGGTGGGAACTGCGGCTGTGGGTACGAAGGCGGGGCGCGTCGCTGCCTATGAGGGGAGCGCCGCACAACTCATCATCGCCTGGGACTCGACGACGCTCACGGGCAGTGCGTACGCCTCGACCCTCCGACTGTCCTCGTGTACTCACACCTACGGCACCCTGACTGAGTGCGCGTCCACGTCGCCGTGGGTCATCGCTGGGCGTATTGGGGTGATGAGCGCACGCCTTTACCTCCCGATGGTCTTCATGTCGGAGCACTACCAGACCACCACCTTCGTCATCGACCTCAGTTCCGTGCTTGCGAACCTCGGAGTCGCTGGCGCGGCGGGTGCGCCGCCCCAGGTGCTCGCTCGCATCGACTACGGCGACGGGGCAGTGTCGATCAAGAACTGGCGCATCACGCACCGTGTCTCCGCGATGCCGCTACGAAGCACCACCCTCATTCTGCCCTACCTCAAATTCGAGTCGGACCTTCGGATCGCGGGCATCACCAACGATACCGCCGTCTGCCTGAGCAGTGCCACCATCGACTTCGCGTCCCAGCTCCAGCATGAGGAGACCAACGGGTTGACCTTCCTCGCGGGCGCGTGCCCGTACATCTTCGACGGGTCGAACTACGTCGAGGAGGGCTTCCACCACGGCCCCGAGATTCTCAGCATCACCGTGGCCGTGGGCACGGCGGGTACGTATCAGCTCGTCCCAGCTACCGCGGGTACGTACACCGTATGCTTCACTTGGGCATGGCAGGACGCGCAGGGGAACTGGCACGAGTCCGCCCCGTCGAACGAGATGTTGGTCACCGCGACCGCCGCCAACTACTCCTTTACGCCCACGCTCACCGCTGTCCCGACGCAGAAGGCGAATGCGCAGCTTCTGATGTACCGGACGAAGATCACTTCGACCGACACCTCGCTCTACCTTGCTGTCAACAATGTGGGCACGAGCGTCATCACCGATGCGGACCTCTCACTGAGCGAACAGCTTTACACCGCGGGGAGTGTGCTCCCCAACTCCCCCGCGCCCGCGTGTCGTCACGTCAGCTTGTGGCAGCGGCGACTCGTGCTCTCTGGGTGTGGGGACGGCCAGCGCATCCACTGGAGCAAGCAGAGCGACCCTGGCTACGGCGTGGAGTTCAGCTCGGGCGACCCGACGCACCAGACTGTCGTACCGGCTGACAAGGGGCGCGTCGTCGCCACTGAGGAGATGGATGACCGGCTCGTGGTCATCTGCGAGAGCGGCGTTGGGATCATCGACGGCCAAGGCCCGAACCCCAGCGGCACGCAGGGGCAGTACAGCGACTACCGAACCATCGTCACGGAGGTCGGTGGCTCCTGGGACTCCCCCAAGAGCGTCGTCCGCGGGCCCGAGGGGGTCTGGTTCCGCTCGCCCTCCGGGGTGCGGCTCGTCTCACGCAGCGGCTCGCTCGCTGTTGGGCAGGACGGGAAGCAGGTGGGCTCGGAGGTAGACTCGCTCGTCAGCGGCACCGCCGTAGCCGTCACCGGGTCCGCGAAGCAGCAACTTCGCATCTACCAGTCCTCGGGCACCTGCCTCGTGTGGGACTACCAGTGGCGGCAGTGGACTCGTTTCACGGGCATGGCGAGCATCGACGCGGTGTACGCGGACGACCGCTACTACCATCTGAGCAACTACTCGGTCACCAACCCGCTGCTTCGCTACACCGATGACTCTGTGAGCACTGACGTACTCGACAACGGCAACCCCGGCAGTGTCTACAGCACCTACATCGAGACGGCGTGGCTCTCGTTCGCGGGCATCCAGGGCTTCCAGCGCATTTACCGAATGATCGCGCTGGGGCGGAACGTGGACGGCTCGCTGAACCCGGTCACGTTCGGCATTTCGCTCAACTACGACTTCGATCCCACCTACACGTCCGACGCACCTTTCGTCTCCGTGACCCCCTCGACGGGCGGCGTCGTCCAGCTCCAGCACCACTTCGTCAAGCAGAAGTGCGAGGCGATCAAGATCGCGGTCTATTTCTTCCCGACTGCGGGCGCTGCGGGGCGCTTCCGCCTCACCGACCTGACCTTGCAGATTGGTGTAAAGGGTGGTTACTTCAAGCAGCCGCCCACCGCGAGGTTCTGACCCATGCCAGCAGCCGACAACAGCAACCCTGACGGGACGTACACTCCGACATTCGGCCCCCGAGCGGGGCAGGTGATGACGCAGGAGGAGTACGACAGCTACATCAACCAGAGTGCTACGGGGCACTATGTAAACGATGTGTTCGGCGCTCCTAAAGATCCCTTCTCTGTGGGCACGGTGGATGCGCTGGGGCAGCCCGTATCCGCTACCCAGGCCACGGAAGCCGGGGCCAAGTGGTGGGAGGACTTCTACGGAAAAGGCCCCAACTCCGTAGACCTGCCCACCTTCCAGACCGCGAATCAGGATCAAGCGCGACTCCAGCAGCAGCAGGTGATTCAAGACCTCCAGCGGCAGGCCGCGGGCGACCCCAACTCGCAGGCGCAGCAGCAGCTTCAGCAGGGCTACGGTGCGGCGCAGGCGCAGCAGGCGAGCCTCGGCTCGACCATGCGCGGCCAGAGCGCGGGCGCGGCCATGCGCGGCGTGCAGGCGGGGCAGCAGGGCATTCAGCGCGGGCTCGCGGGCGATCAGCAGATGCTTCAGGTCCAGGAGCAGCAGGCGGCGCAGCAGATGCTCGCGCAGATGCTGGCACAGCAGCAGGGTCAAGACATCACGCAAGCAACCGGCATGGCGCAGGGCATCAATCAAGGCAACGGCTTGAATCAAGACATGCAGAACTTCTATACCCAGAACGGACTTCAGACCTCGCTCGCCCGTGAGCAGCGCGGGCGTGAGGCGCGGCTCGGCTCAATGGGCGTAGATCAGGCTTACGCCGACCTCGCGACGCAGGCCGCGAATCAGGCCACCCAGGCTGTCGCTGGCATTACGGGGACGTTTGCCACGTTCGGGAATGACAACCGAACCGGCCCTCAGAAGATTGACGATGCTTTTAACGGCGGGTGACAAATGGCTGCTACTGACCGTCACGACTCGAAGTACGAAAATGACCCCACGCACTACGTGTGGGTCAACGACCGCTGGCAGCGTCGAGGCGACTCGGGTGTGGACCCTAACGCCCCAGCGGCGAGCGGGCACGTCTCGGGCTCCACGGTTATGCCGCGGGACTCCATCCTCAACTCGCCGGGGGCGCTCGCAAACCTTGCGCTTGAGAACCGCGGCATCGGCAAGGAGATCAACAACTTTGCCAACTACCAGACCACGGCGCAGGGTTTTCGCGACAACGCCTTTCGTCGGCAGGCAACCAACCCCTACGACACCTCGGTCGCTGACCAGTCGCGCGCAGCGCAGCTCGCGCTGATGCAGCAAATGCGCGCCCAGCAGGCGGGGCCTTCGCTCGTAGCCATGCAGGGGCAGCGCGCGATGGGTCAGATGGGGCAGCAGGCGCTCATGCAGGGTGGGCGCGGAGCCATGCTCGGAGCCCAAGGCGGCTCGACGGGCCTTGCGGGTGACGTGGGGCAGGCGCGCCTTGCGGAGATCATGAAGTCTCAGGGCGGCATCGGCGGCGCGGCTGGTGCGCTTCGCGGTGCGGATTTGCGCTCCGCTGACGCGCAGATGGGCGCGGGGTTCGCCGCTCAAGGGCTTGAGGATCAGCGGTCCCGGTTCTACGCGCAGATGGGGACGACGCTCGACCGCGCTCGCGCTCAGGCCGCCGCGGATAATGATCGGCTTCGCCAAGCTACGGAGGCTAAGGTTGCTGGGCTTCAACTCAAACTGGGCACGTCACTGCTTGCTGGCGGGGCAACTGCGCTCTCCACCGGACTCGGTAAGTAAGGATCAACGAAATGGCCGACAAGAAGAAGAACTACGCGGAAGCCCTGAAGGCGCAGATGCCGTCCAAGCCAGCCGATCCCTCCAAGGAGACGATCGAGGTGGACATGGACGGTGTGGTCACGCCCATCGTCCGCGGCAATATGACGGACGAGCAGTGGGCGAACGTGAAGAAGCGCGCCATTCAGGTCGTCAAGCCCACCTCCGTCTCCTACGAGACGGGCGGCGAACCCACGCCCGCGGAAATCGAAGCGGGTCGCTCTCCCGACGTGAGGGCGGGCATGGGGCGCGCGGACAAGGCCGATGCCGCCGATACGCGCCGCCGCGCCCTCCAGCAGCTTTTCGAGAACCCGCACTATCAGGTCGGTGCGGGCTCGCTCATTCCCGATGAGGATACGCGCGACCTGCTCAAGAAGATGCCCGTCGAGAAGGCGGTGGACTACCTCGAAAAGCGCCTTCAGCACCAGGAGTGGAAGCAGAAGCAAGACCTCGAAAACTCGAAGAAGTTGAGCGACGAGACGCAGCCCGCGGACAAGACCGTCAACCCATCGAAGCCGGATCAGGGCTCGCCCTCGGAGTGGGACGCGCAGAAACCCGCGACCACGGGCGGTGCGGGCACGCAGACCGAGAACGACGGCCCGTACATCAGCGACGCGGGGCCGGGCATGAGCGTGCGCGGGAACATGGCGCAAATGGCGATGGGTGCCAACTCGAAGGAGCGGTCGCCGGGGCACCCGCGCATGATGCCTGAGATGGACATCAGGGAGAACCCCGGCAGCGTCACGATGCCTGAGATGGACATCAGCCCCGACCCCGGCGCTGGGCTGGCGAATACAGTGCGCGAAGCGAATGCGCGGGCGCAGATGCAGGAGGGGCTCGACTTCTCGACCCCCGAGTCTCGGCTCGCAGCGAGCGTGAAGGGCGCGCTGCGGTCAGAGCCCGCGTACAAGCAGGTCAGCGAGGGGGACGGAGCATCCATCAGCCCCACGATCACTGCTGGTGAGTCGTCCGTAAAACCCACGGTTCGTGTTCGCCCGATGACGTTCGACGGATCGCAGGTTGACGCAGGCGACCCCGCGCAGCGGGGGTTCCTCGACAACCTCAACCAGTTCGCCACGGAGGCTCGTGGGGCGCTTACGGACGTGGTGACGGACCCCATGGGCACGCTACCCCCTATGCTGACGCGCCTTGCAGGGGGCGCAGGTGAGATGATGCGCGCAGGCGGGCCGCTTGGCGCACTCCCCGATGGTGCTCCCGCCCCCGCGGGTGGTCCTCCCGGCGCACCCGGCGCGCAGCCCCTGCCCCCCGGCATCGACCCCGCGGGACAGCCCAGCGGTTCGATGGGCGGCTCGATGAGCATGAGCGGGCGAATCCCCGGCACCGGGGGTGGCGGCAAGTCCGCGAACTACGACGCGGAACTGAAGTCGCGACACGACGCGCTCTCCACGCAGCTCACCGCAGAGGCGGGGATTGCCGACAAACAGTCTGAACTTCTCGTCAAGAAGGCGTCGCTCATCGCGCAGCAGCAGGACGCGGAAGCGCAGCTCGGGGCTCGTCAGGCGGCGATGGAGACGGCTCGCTCGGAGCGTATGCGGCAGGGGCAGGTGGGGCTCGCCACGCTCCAGGCTCGCATGGCCGATCTCGAATCGCAGTCACCCGATCCGAACCGCTACTGGAACGATAAGAACGCGGGGCAGAAGGCCGCGGCGGTCATCGCCGGGGCTCTTTTCGGAGCTACCGGACAGGGGATGCAGTGGCTCCAGCGCCTCGACGGGCTCGTGGAGGCTGACATCCAGCGGCAGGCCGCAGAACTCCAGCGCAAGGGTGGGCTCATCAACAAGCAGGTGGACGTGCAGAACAACCTCGTGGCGCTCGGTCGTCAGCAGGGGCTCGACGAAGGCGAGGCCATTTCCGCCGCTCGGAAGATGATGCACGACAAGTACGCCACTCAGTTTGAGGCGGCGGCTGCGACCACGGGCTCCGAGACTGTGAAGATGCAGGCGCTCCAGAACGCGGGCATCCTGCGCCAGAAGTCGGCTGAAGCGGACATGGAGTTCAAGCTCAAGACGAACAAGGCGGCTCAGGAAGCGGCCCTGACCGCGGCGCAGGTAAACCACCTCAACGCCCAGACCTTCGCGGCTCGCGTCGCGGCGGCGGGCGGCGGGAAGGACGGCAAGCAGGAAATGAAGCCGGGGCAGCAGGAGCGGCTTTCCGGTCTTCTGAGCCTCGGGGACCAGATCGGGGAGATGTCCAAACAGTACAAGGATCAGGTAGGCATGATGTCCCCTGTCACGTCCAACCTCGGCCTAGGAATGCAGGTTACGGACGCCTCGAAGTGGAAGAACTCCTCGCAGAAGTTCCACGCGCAGACCATCGGCACCGTGCTCGAAGGCGGCAAGCTGACGGACGCCGACTTCCCGAAGTACGTCGAAGGCTTCATCCCCTCCGCAGCGGACACCAGCGGGGCCGCGCAGAACAAGGTCGGTAATCTCATCAAGTACGCGGTCACGAAGTACAAGAACGAGCTTTCGACGCTCGATTCTGCGTTCGTCCGCTCGCGCAACCTGCCTACGCCGGAGGAGTACGAAGCGTCGCTGCGGAAGCAGGCGCAGAGTGCACCCCCGTCGTATGCTAAGGAGCAGTAATGGCGTCGCTCCTATGGACTGATGGGAAGATGTACGATGTGCCCGACGAGAAGGTGCAGCAGGCACTTTCTGACGGGTTCAAGCAACCCACGGACATGGACTCGGCGCGAGCCCAGGCCGCGCAGTCGCCCATTCGCGCGGGCATCGAAGCCGGTGTGCGCGCGGCGGTCCCCATCGTCGGCCCCGAACTCGTCTCAGCCTTCGGGCAGGGGCTTGAGGGGACGACGCCTGAGCAAGCCATGCAGGCCCAGCAGATGCGCGCCGCGGAGAACCCCGTCGCGTCGGCAATCGGCACGGGCGCGGGCTTCGTCGCAGGGCCGGGGAAGGTGCTCGCGGGAGCCACCGCTCCCATGCGTGCGGCTGGGCTCGTAGGCAGGGCTGGCGCGGGCGCGCTTGAAGGTACGGCGATGGGCCTCTCCGAAGCCGTCAATGAGTCCGTGCTTGGGGACCAACCCTTGACCGCGGAGCACATGGCGTCGGCTGCGTTCTCGGCGGCCGCGACAGGTGCGGCGCTCGACTTCGGTTTCGGCGCACTCAGCAAGGGCACGAGCGCGCTCATTAAGAAGGCCGGTGGCAAGACCGTCAGCGAGTACATGAAGTCGAAGGCTGGCGACCTCTCGCTCTCGATGATCGAATCGAAGAAGTGGGCGCGCAAGTACGGCGTCTACGAGGACGACATTCTGAAGGTGGCCCGCGAAGAGGGCGTGCTTCACCGTGGGACGTCACTGAGCCAGGAGTCGGTCGCGGCTGCGAAGGCTGCGGAGCAGCGCATCTGGGGCGACATCGCGGGGCATTTGGAGTCGGCGCAGTACTTCGACCCCGTGGATGGGACGAAGATCACCGACGCCGTGCTGGCTCCGCTCAAGAAGTACGAGCGCGACCCGTTCGCACAGGCGGCGCTCGAAGAGGTCCAGAAGACCATGGAGGGCGTCGCAGAGCAGAAGCCCACTTGGCGCGAGCTGTGGAAGATTCAGGGCGACTGGCGGCGCATCGCGGACGTGGGCGGGCAGACCGTCCGCAACGACGTCATCGACGACGCGCGGCGCTCTCTGCGTGAGTACATTATGGAGAACGCAGGTCGTCGCCTCCAGCAGGCGCAGGCGGGCGTGGGGCCGGTCCCCCGTGACACGACCCTGATGAAGCTGAACAAGCGTTACGCCGCCATGAGTGCCTTTGAGGAAGGGCTCTCCGACGCGACCGCGGGTTACGAGTCCCGCGGGCTCGGTTTCAAGGAGCAACTCGCAGGCTTCACGGCGATGGGTGGAGCCGGTGGCGGTGTCCCCGGCATGGCTGCGGCTGGCGCAACCGTCGTAGGCGGTAAGCTGGCGCGCAAGCACGGCGGCTTCCTGCTGGGCGAGACGCTCAACGCCATGGCCGAGTCCGACGTGACGAAGGGCCTCGCGGACTCGTTCCGCAAGAACGTCCTGAACCGGCTCGCTGTCGCGCCTGAACTCCTGGGGCCGTTCCGCGCCACGCTGGAGGCCGCGGCGGCTCGCGGTTCGATGGATCTCCTGGAGACGCACACGGGGCTCGCCATGAGCAACCAAGGCCCCGCGTACCTCACGCAGATGGGCATGAGCCCCGAGTCCCCAGAGGAAATGCAGGGGATGGGCACTCGCCTTGCCTCGCTCGACGCCGTGAAGCGCGCCTCCGACGCGCAGAGCGCCGCGCTCGCCTCTGCGGCTGACGGGTTGTTTGGCTCGGCTGCTGGACGCAAGGGCACGCCCAGCTCCGTGCTCTCCCAGAAGGAGTACGTGAACTTCACGGAGAGCCTGCGGAAACTCATCAAGAACCCCGAAGACCTGTACGCGCGCATCCCGCCTGACATGCACGGGGTGGCCCCCAACACGGTAGGCCAGACCGCGGCGTCCATCGTGAAGGCGGCGCAGTACCTCGACTCCAAGGCCCCGAAGAACCCCTACGAGGGTATGCCCCCGTCCATCGCCCCCGCGTGGCAACCGAGCGCGGCGGACCTCGACAAGTTCAACCGCTACAAGGAAGCCGTGGAAAACCCCGCGAAGGTGCTGAAGAACCTCGCGCAGGGTTACCAGTCGCCTGAGCAGATCGAAGCCCTGAAGGCTGTCTGGCCGTCCATGTACGCGGATCTCCAGCAGAAAATCAGCGAGCGGATGATGATGCTCAAGAAGCCCTTGACGTTTCAGCAGAAGAATGCCCTTGCGATGGTGCTCGGCCCTGGAGCACTCGCCATGAGCCCCATGCAGGTGCAGATCCTCCAGCAAGGGCAGGGGCTTGCGAAGGGGCAGGACTCAGGGCAAGGTAAGCCGTCAAAGGGGCCTGACGGTCGGCAAGATGTGAACGAAAAGCAGATTCAGACCGAAGCTCAGAAGTTGGAGGCACGATGAAATACGCACTTCTCGCAGCACTTCTTTCGACCGCCGCGCTCGCGTCCGAGCCCGTGGTCTGCACCCTGACGACTGCCACAGGCGCGGCGGCGACTACCGCGTCGTGTACCACGGGCTCCGCGACGTGGACCCGCGGCTCGCAGGTGCTCATGCAGTGTACGACGGACGTGTACGTTTCGAGCACCACGTCTGCCTTCGGCGGCACCGTCTCGGCGGCTGTCTCGACGTCGGAGCTGGTGGACTTCACGAACAACAAGGACAAGGTGATGCTCATTCTGGACAAGAATGACCTGCACATCAGCGTCCTCGCGGCCACGAGTGCGGGCTCGTGCAAGTTCATGGTCACCCCGCGAAAGAAGCCCATTTTCTGATGCTCGCGCTCATCCTCCTCACGCTGGCGCAGGCTCCTGGCGCGTCCGATTCGCGCGTACTCCGCGTCGAGCGTGTGCCTTTTGGACGCTACGAAGGGGCTCGCGGCGGCGTGATGAGTTACGCCTTCTTCGAGGCCTTCCCGGCCAGCGGCGCAGGCACCTTCGGCGCGTGTTCCACCACCCCGCCCACGGGAGCGCGCGGCGAGGCGCTGACGTTCGCGCGTGCCAGCACCGCGACCTGCACCAAGACCGCCACGGGCGGGCTCATCACTACCGGCATCGCCAACGGCGACCTCGTGACGTTGAGCAGCGGCCAGCCTCGCGTCGAGTACGACTCCAACGGCGTGCTCGGGCTGCTGGTTGAGAGTGCAGGCGGGAACCTCCTCCCTCGCTTCATCGAGTACGCAGACGTGCTGTGGACCGACGTCGGCACGCCGACACTCACCGGCTCGCAGACATCACCCTTCGCGGGCGCTCTCGCGTCGAGCGCGGTGCAGTTTGACGACAACGACGGCGCGGCCTACGAGGGGCGCTCGCAGACCATCACCGTCACGGCGGCGACGGCGTACCTGCTGAGTTGCTACGTCAAGGCCGGGACGCTGACGAGTGCGCGCATCAGCCTCGACGGCACGGCGGCGAACATCACCGGCCTGTCCTCGACGACGTGGAGCATCGTTGAAGTTGCAGATGCCTCGTCGAGCGGCGTCGCCATCGCAGTGCAGGTGCTCAACGGCGCGGCCACGAGCGACACGGGGACGGTCATCTGGGGCGGCTGCAACGTCGAGGCGCGCACCTACCGCACGAGCATCGCCCCCACGACGAGCGCGGCGGTGACGCGGGTGGTGGAGTCGGCATCGTTCGATGGGCTCTCGCTATCGACGGCCGCAGGCGTTTCATGGGCGGCCACCGTCCAACACCCGAGCGGCAACGGCGGCGGGGTGTGGGCGGCTGGCGCGAACCTCGTGGCCGATGCAGCCAACCGGACGCAGTTGTACCGGGCAAACACGAACGTTCAGCAGTGCGACATCTTCTCGACTTCCGGCAGTCGCTCGGTTGGTACGGTCATCGCGGCCTACGTCGCGGGGCAGGTGTACCGACAGGCGTGCTCGTACTCGGGCGCAGGCGCGGCGAGCACCATCTCCAACTACCGCGACGGCGTGCTCATCTCCACGAGCGCAGGGGGGCTCACCTCGGCCTTCACCATCGTCAGCGTGCTTCCCGGTGCTCTCGGCGCAGCCAGCACCACAGCCCCCGCTGACGGCATCGTTTCCCGCATCTGCCTCTCTCCCGACCCCACCCGGTGCCGCTGATGAACTCCCGACTCTCCGCAATGCTCGTCGCTGTCGGCGTCCTCGCTGGCGGTTTTCTGCTGCTCACCCCACAGCCTGCAACGCGCTCGATGCTTGAGCTGAGGGACGCGGGAATTGCAGACGGGCAGCCGGTCGTCTCCATCTGCCCCGAGCGGCTGACGCGGCAGACCAAGCGCCGCATCGAGCTGGCCCAGCCGGGGCTCCTGCGGCCCAAGCAGAGCTACGCGCGGGTCGCCCGCGTGGCGAGATGCTTCGGGAGCGAGGTGCTTGACGGCGGGTCCACGGGCAACTGTCTCAAACCGAACGGCGACTCGCTGGGTCCGTTCACGAGCGAGGTGCTGTTGACGACGGAAGACGGCGGGACGGAGGTGATGACGGTCGGCAAGAACGCGGAGGTGGTGGTGCCGAGCCTGCGCCAGAACCTCGTGGGCATCGACCTCGACGCGGGCGCGGATGACGGCGGCGAGGACGGCGTGGACGACTCGCTCCAGTACGACCTGCTGTCGTGCGAGCTGGTGCGCTGCAACACCTACGACGCGGGCGACGGTACGGCGTTCTGTGGGCGGCTCAACCGCTTGCAGATGATCGACTCACCGTGCCGCATCCCGAACGGGTGGCGCAGCGACGGCGGGTGGGACGAGTCGAGCCCGGTGGATTGCCAGTTCGGCGGACCGTACGGGCTCATGGACGGCGGATACAGGTGGCGCGGGTTCAACGTCGGCCCCTCGCAGTACGCGGCGGGGGCTGAGTGCGTCCCGGTCGAGTGCTCCGTGGTGGCCGGTGACGTGCCCCAGGAGTGGCTGTAAACCCGCGCCAACCGGAGAAATACAATGGAAACGCTCAAGGAAATCGCCTACGACGTACTGGTTGTGCTTGCAGGGCTGCTGATCGTCACCGCGGAGGGTATCTCCACGGGCGCAAAGGGGTTGAGCTGTGGGCGAGTCGAAACCTCCGCGCAAGCGCATCCGTAACCGGCGCGTCATCATGCTCCTGGCCGGTGTCGGCCTTGGTGTGCTGTGTCGGCTCGTGCCGCTGCCCTACCAAGGCCCCTGCGGGGTCGTGGTACGGCTTGTCGGCATCTTCTTCGGTGCCCCATGAGCGTCACCCATTCCAGCCCACTCGTAGCGCCTGTCTTCGTGGTCGTGGCCCCCACGGAGACGACGCTGTGCTCCTTCACGCGCGACCAACTCAAGGGTGCCAAGCGCGTCACCGTGCAGGTCTTCAACATGGACGCCGCGCAGACCTTCACGGGCACCGTCTACCGGCGCAAGGCGGGCATGGACGCATGGGCACCCAGCACCGTGCCTGATTTCTTCTCCGTGAATGCTCTCCTCTCCGTGATGGCCGACCTTGACGTTGAGGGGACGGACGAGCTGGAGGTCCGCGGGTCCATGTCGGGCGCGGGCGGCACCGTCCAAATCGGGGCGACTCGGAAGGCATCCACGCCATGAGGCTTTCACTCATTCATTCGCTCATTCTCGCGCAGACGATGAACCTCAACGTGACGCCCATCGAGACGCGGCAGGACGGCGTGCGTGTGCCGACTCGCCAGCGCCAGTACGTCATCGACTGCCGCACGAACATGACCTGTGGCGTTGACGGGGGTGTGCTGTACCTGTCGGCGGCGTCGAGCGGCGGTGGCGGCTCAAGCTACGACGGCGGCAAGGTGGGCGAGGCGTACATGGCCGACGCAGCGATCACCGCTCAGGTGGCGCAGACTGCCTACTCTGCCGACGCGGCAGTCTATGCGGCCACCTTCGACCACGACCCCGCTGCGTGCGCTGTGGGGCAGTACGTCACCGACATCTCGCCCGCTGGCGTGCTCACCTGCTCAACCCCCAGCGGAGGCGGAGGCGGGGGAGGCCCACCGTGGAGTGTCAACCGGGCTGACGCGCAGGTTGTGCTCACGGGGGCGGGCCTTTTCAGCCAGACCGTGGTGGCGACGTGGATCACCTCGGCAAGCCATGCTATGTGCCAAGTGCTGGGCACAGATGACGCAGGGCTCACCGTGGAAGTCATCAGTCTCGCCAGTGCCCGTGTGACCGTCAGCGACCTTGTTCCTGGGGTTGGCTTCACCGTCTCCGTACTCAATCTGGCGGGCCTTGAGGGTACCGTCTCAGTTCACTGCACTGGAGGCTGAAACATGCTGCTCACACTCGTCGCATCACTCGCACTCGCACAAGGCATCCCGCTCAAGTCGGGCGCAGGTGCCGACCTCGCCACCGTGGACCCCACCTACAAGACGCTCCGCACGTCGCTGTGGCCGACCACGGCCAACTGCTACTCGCTGTCATCGAGCACCGGCATCGTCGCCGCCGCGCTCGCGGCCAATGCGACGGTGTTCGCAATGCGGACCAGTCCCGCAGCGGGCAAGTCGGCGGTCGTGACGAAGGTGATGCTCAGGTACATCACGCAGGTAGCGTACACGGTGCCCATCAGCGCCACGCGGCGGCTCGCCCTGTACCGGGGGGCGGGCGCGGCAACGTCGGGCGGCACCACGCTTTCGACGGCCATTCCGCCCAAGGACTCAGCGAGCGCGGCGAACAGCGCCGTACAGACCAGCGAGGGCGGCTTCGCATCCATCAGCACCACGGGCGCGCTGACGGTGACGGGCATCACCTACGAGGCGCAGGAGTTCTCGACGATGCACCTCGGGGCCGTGGGCGCGGCAGGTGCCACGAGCGACTGGACGGTGGTGTCCGACTCCGCGCTGGGCGACCACCCCATCGAGTTGGCGCCGGGGCAGCTTCTGGCGATCCGCAACCCGGTAGTCTTCGACGCCGCCGGGACGTGGGTGCTGGCCGTCAGCGTGGACTGGTGCGAGCGATGAGCGCCGAGATCCTGATGTCCGCACTGGCCTTGCTGGCCTCCCTCGCCTCCGTGGCCGTGTCCCTGTCCCGAAAGAACGACCGGAAAATCGAGTCGGAAATGGCAGCGCGCGACTCCCTCGGAAAGAAGTATGCGGAGGTGGGCTGGGCCTACTCGCGCGCTCAGAAGGACTCCTCGGAGAGTGCGGAGAAGGCCCGTCGCCACGCCGTCGAGGGCTTCGTCATCGCGGACACTGCCGCGGACGGCAAGCGCGACTTCACCGACAAGCAGGCGGGGGTTTATGTCGATGCCCACAGGTAACTTCAGACGCATCGACCTGGACCTGATCGAGCCTGATTTCCGCTTGGTCATGTTCGACGTCATCGCAGCCTGCAACGAGCGCGGCTTCGCCTACCACGCCACCCGCGGGTACGACACCTACGGGACGCAAATGGCCTTGTGGGCGAAGGGGCGCACCGTCCCCGGCCCCAAGGTGACCAACGCCAAGGGCGGGCAGAGCGCGCACAACTTCGGGCTCGCGATGGACTTCGTGCTCGACAAGAACCAGTTGCTCCCCGGCATCCAGCCCGACTGGCAGAAAGAGGCGTACCGGGTACTCATCGAAGAGGCCACCGCTCGCGGTCTGCACTCGGGCCAGGGGTACGACGATTTTCCGCACATCGGCTACCCCGGATACGTCACCGCAACCGACATGCTCCCGCTGCACCTCGCGTGGGAAAAGGCACAGGAACTGGGCGGGGATACGTTGACTCGCTTGAAAGAAGTGTGGAAGGGTGTTCACAGAAAGGCAGGGTGACCGAATGGATGAGTTGCTGACGTTGCTGGGCGACGCAGTGCAGTCGCAGAGCTGGCTGGTTGTCGCCGTGGTTTCGGTGCTCGTGCTTCTGAGCCTCGCGATCACGGTCCTGAAGCTGCTGAAGAAGGACGTGCCGATCCTCGGGACTGTCCTCGACATCGGCAAGGGCCTCGTGAAGGTGCTGCCCAAGAAGGAGCCCCCCGCCCCCGCGGACCCTTCCAAGGACGGCATCGCCGCGGTGGTGAAGGTCGAAGAGACGCTCAAGTGAAGGGCCGTGCCCTCGTCCTGCTGTCCGCGCTTGTCGTATGTGAGGCGAGGGCTCAGGACGGGGGCGTTGTTTTGCCCGACGCTCCGAAGGTCGTGGCGCTCCCGAATGGGAGTTACCTGTTCAACGAGCCAGCCTTTGCAGCCGTGGACGCGGAGATGAAGCGGCTCCAGGGCGCAGAGCGGCTGCACAAGGCGGAACCATCGTGGGCGACTCCCGTTCTCGTAGGGCTGGTGCTGGGCGTGGTGGTAGGGGCAGCGGTGGCAGTGCCCGTGACGCTGGTGATCTCGCAGTCGGGCTTTTAATCCCCGACTGCCACATCCCCAACCACAACGAAAAGGCGTGGAACGTCATGCTCCGCGTGGGGCAGTGGCTCAAGCCGAAGCACATCGCCATTCTGGGCGACTTCGCTGACGGCGAGACGCTCTCCGCGCACCCGGCTACGAAACCCGGCGTCGTCTCGTTCGGCCAGGAGGTGGACGGGGTGAAGGCGTGCCTCGACCAGCTCGACCTGATGGGCGCGGAAAACAAGATTTACGTCGAGGGGAACCACGAGTTTCGGCTTGACCGCTACCTGATGGAGCGCGCCCCGGCGATGTTCCACGCGGTCAAGTGGCAGGAGCTTCTGGGCTTGCACGACCGGGGCTGGAAGTGGACCCCGTACCGCAAGAGCGCCAAAATTGGGAAGCTCAACCTTACACATGATACAGGTTCTGCGGGGATGAACGCGCATCGGACGAGCGCCAAGGCGTTCGGCGGCTCAGTCGTCATCGGGCACACCCACCGAATGGCGTACGAAGTGACGGGGCGGTTCGACGGCCCTCCGTACCTCGCGGCGATGTTGGGCTGGCTGGGTGACGCGGAAAAGGCCGCGGGCTACATCCACGAGGCCAAGGCCAGCGATTGGGTGCATGGCTTCGGCGTCTTCTGGATGGAGCCCGCGTCCGGCATCGTTCACGTTCAGCCCGTGCCCATCGTGAATGGGCGCTGCGTGGTGAACGGAAAGCTGTTCACTTGACCATCACCCACGCCGTACTCGACGGCCCGCGCTTCCCCTCGCGGTAGAGCGTGCGCTTGATCTGGTAGTTCCGTGGGTCTTTCTTCAACTCGACCTGGAGTGCCTCCACGCGGCGCTTCGCGGTGGCTTGGTAGGTCTTCGTCTTGTCGGCAATCCGGCGCGCCGTGAGCGGGCGCGTGGACGCTTCAAACAGCTTGAGCAGGGCCAGCAGTTCTTCGGTCATCACGGGTAGATCCCCTTCTTGTTGAGTCGGCCCAGCTTGTAGAGCCCTATTCCGCAACCATCGAGCACGTTGTGCATCAGCGAGGCGGGGCACTTCGCGATGCGGACGCGCTCCTCCTCGGTCATGCAGCGCCGGATGCGCTCGGTCATCATGTCCTTGGGCACCTGCCCCTTCCAGTCGCTCGGGAAGACGGTTTCGATTGCGGGGTTGCTTCCGCTCACGCCCATGCGCGCGGCAATCGCCCCGCCCACGCCGGTCAGGTCCAGGAGGTCGTTCAGGTCGCCCTTCTGCTGTGCCGAGCCGGGGTAGACCCGCGGGTGCTCGATGAGCAGCAGCGCGCAGCCGCGCTCCCACGCCCACTCGCGCACGGCGTCGCCCATGCGGCGGTGAGCCTCGTAGCCGCGCCCCGACTCCACGGGATTCTTGACGTAGGCCGCTCGCTGAAGCTCTCCACCGACGAACTCCGCGACGCCGCACCCGCGGAGGCCGGGGTCCACGGCGACGATGCGGAAGCCCGCGGTGTGCAGAATTGCGCTCAAGGCTGCGACGCCTTCAGGTGCGCCAAGACGGCCTCGGCCTTCGCGCGGAGCTTGGACGGGCTCCGAAGCATGGACTCCAACTCCTCGCACTGCATGAAGCGGCCAGTGGCCCACCTCGTGGCCGCCGCGCTCGTGTCCGTCAGCTCACCCCCCAACTCCGCGAGCGCGTGCTTGCGACGCTCGATGAGGGCCAGCTTCAGGACGGACTCGACGTACTCGACGTTCAGGGGCTGACTCACGTTACTCTCCGATGGTGAACTGCGGGGACTCGACGGCACCGGAGGTCACCTTGACCTTCAGGGTCCGCATCATTTCGCTCATACCCTGCTCTGAGGCGTACTCTTCGTAGAGCGCAGGGGGGAGGACGACCGCGATCACTCGCTTACCGCCCTCCGCGTAGCGCACCAGGGTCTGGTACAGTTGCATTCCGATGTTGTTGGGAATCATGTGCCCCTTAACTAATACTGTATTGAAACTCTGTCAAGCAGTTGCCTCAGAGCTTCAGCGGCTTGACGAGGAACCACTCCGTTACCTGTGAGTCGCAGTCGGTCCACCCGATGGGCCAGCCCATCAGCCACTCGACAAAGCGAGGGTTCAAGGTCCGCCCGTTGCTCGATGACCTGGCGCCAGGTTTCGAGGTCGTCAGGGCCGGGGGGCCACTCAAGGCCGTCGCGAGGAGCCCCGGCGAGTGCCTCAAAAACTCGGTCGGAGCCCCCGTATCCTTCCCGTCGTGAGCCGTGGGTGTCGGCCACCCACGGCTCACTCCGAGCGCGTTCGGGTGCGGTGAATTCGCAGCCTGAGAGTTGGGGTTCGCGCCCACCGCGTACTTGCTCCCGTCCCCCACCGACGCTGTAGGCCAACTGCGCCGCGCCTGATTCACCAAGCTCGGGACGCCTTTGAGCGTCTGATTCGGGCCACCTTTCTCCCCGTCGCTCGCCCTTGGCGTTTGCCAGATCCTCACCGCTCTGTCCGTCAGCGTCGTACCCTCCGACCTCGGCCTCCCCGTGCTCTTGGAAACTGGACCGTACCCGTGTGAGCCGCTCCCGATGGAGTCCTGTGTGGTGGTGGTGGTGGGCCACGATGAAGAGTCGGTCGCGTTGGTGCGTCGCGCCAGCATCGGACGCTCGGTAAGTACCCCATTCTGCATCGAACCCGAGCGAGGCAAGGTCGGCAAGGACGACTTCGAGGCCGTTCGTGCGGAGCGCGGCGACGTTTTCAATGATGACCAGTCGAGGCTGAACTTCGGAGACAATTCGGAGGTACTGCTTCCAGAGCCCGCTTCGTTCACCACCGATGCCCGCTTGCCTGCCTGCAACGCTGATGTCCTGGCAGGGGAATCCGCCAGTGATGCACTCCACCACGCCGCGAAATGGGCGTCCGTCGAAGGTGGACACATCCGTCCAAATAGGCGCTGGAGCCATGTCGCCTTTTTCCATGCGCGAAGCCAAGACTTCGCAGGCGTAGGCTTCCCTCTCCACGAAAACAACGACTCGGCGGCTGATGCCCGCAAGCTCAACTCCCATGTCGAGTCCTGCGGCTCCGCTGAATAGGCTGATGCAATTGATTTCGGAAGGATCCACATTCACGCTGCCTCCCACACGACCAGATGACCGTTCGCGTCGTACTTCGTTTCCACGCTCTTGCTCCAGTAGCGCATGAGCGCCGGTTCGGCCTTCACCTTCACGTCGGGGACGAACCTCCGCATCTCGCTCACCATGATTTCCGCCTGCCTATGGGCAGCTTCGTGGGCCTTCTCTTCGGGGATTTCGAGAATCGTCTCGTCGTGCGCGAAAACCATCAAGCGGCTCCCGTACAGCGGACTCGACGAGTCGAGGTACATCTCCTCCGTCAGCTTCACGAGCGCCGACTTCGCACCGTCCGCGGCCAGACCCTGGAACCTCGTGTTCGCCGCCGCGGGGCCACTACACCCCCCGCGCACGCGCTCGGAGCCCAACTGCGTCACCGTGTCGCCCTCCGCGGACACCCAGCGGAAGTACGCGGGCATTTCAGGCCACTGAGTCAGGTAGTAGCTGCGGAGCTTCTCAGCCTCTTCGATGCACCGCTGGCACAGGGGCGCGTCGAGGTCGCGGCCTTTCCACTGGCGGACCTTCTGCTCCCCGCAGCGACCGTCCCGGTGCGTCCACTCGCAGACTTTCTCGTGCTCGCGCTTCTTCGCAATGACGAACTTCGCAGCGCCCATCATGCCGGGAAATCCGAAATTGGCGGCTTTCGCTGCCTGCCGCATACCCGCCTCGACGGGATCCTTCTTGCGCTTCAGGAAGTCCTCGTAGGGCACGCCTGTCATGTTGGCCGCGAAGAGGCTGTGCGGGTCCACGTCGTCGTTGATCGCGTCCGCGAGCTTGCTGTACCCCAAGGCGTTGAGGCACACCTGGGCAAGCGTGCTCATCTCGATTGCCGCGTAGTCCACCGACGACCACACCGTACGGGGTCGAGCCGCGAAGCACTCGCGCACGTTGCCCTTGCGTGGGATGAGCTGGATGAGCCCTGAGTACGACGAGCGCCCCGTTGACAGCAGGATGTTGCACGAAACGTTCATTGGCGTCGGTGCCGCCGCGGCGAGGTCGTCCGCGTAGGTCCGCAGCTTCTCCCACTTCGACATCTCCGCGAACGCCTCCAGCGTGGCGTCGCCTGAGTCTTCGAGCGTCTCGCGGGACATGGAGATGTCCCCGCCGTCCGTCGTCGGGGGGAGCCCGTCGTAAGCCTTGAAGACCAGTTCCTTGATGTACTTCGTGTCCTTCGTCAGCTTCGGGGCCTTCTTCGTACCGCCCTGCTTCATCAGCTTGTGCGCGCTCGCAAACTCCTGCATTCGAGCAAGGTTCGCGTCCACGTTGGCCTTCAGCGCGTTGATGCGGCCCTCGTCCACCCGCACACCCCAGACGGAGCCCAAGTGCGCGCAGAGGGCAGCGTGGGCCTGTGCGGGGAGGTTGTGGAGGTTGTTGCAGACTTTGAGCTGCTCCTCCGCGACCTGGAGGGTATTCACGGCGTCGTCCACCGGGTACTGCCGCGCGTCCTCGGGCCACTGGTTCAGCGGGATGCCGTCGAGGAGGGCGTAGGACTTGCGCCAGCGGTCGTTCTTCTTCGCGTCGGAGCGCCCAAGGTAGTCCTCGGTCACGCTCTGAAGCGAGTAGCGCCCGCTCGAAATCTTCTTGCCGTTCCGCATGAACAACTCGGTCGGCCCGTCTTCCGAGCGGAGGCGACCACCGTAAATGGCGTCGAGCGTGCCCGCAATGAGCACGTCGAACACGCGCTTTTCCTCGTAGGCTTTCCAGACGAGGGGCAGGAGGTCGGGGCGCTCGGCCAGCACGCAACCCCAGTCGTAGGCGATGTTCGCTCCGCAGAAGACCAACTCAGGCTGGCGCAGTGCCCCCTCGACGTGGACCAGCGGATCGGACAGCAAGTAGCCATCCACCTCTTGGTTCGTGGTCCGACGAGCGAACGAGCCGCAGACGATGGGAGGCGTGAGAAGCCCAGGCTGGATCAGGTGCGTTTCGAGGTCGAACGCCAGGAGGGTGGTCACTTGATCCCCAGCGTCTCGCAGGCGTCGCGGAAACCGGCGAGGTACGAGTCCTCGGGAGACTCCACGAGGTTCACCTTCCACATGCCACCGGCTGTCAGGTACTTGTACCGCTCGCGGAGGTCGTCCTCGTTCAGACGCGGAGCCTCGATGATGCCGCGGTCGTAGCCCTCTTCTTCGGCTTCCACGAGCGCGGCCTCGACCGACTCCTCCAGCGAGCTGGATGCATCCTCACCGAACAACCTCTCGTACATCGCGTCACGCTTCTTGCCCACGTTCTGCCTTCTTTCTTTCGTAGTACTGTTTATTGTACTCGGACCTGGATGCTCTGCGCTTCGTCGTCGCCGCGTACTTCCTCTCAATCGCGGCGTACTTCTCTTTGTTCTTCGCACGCCACTTCTTGAGGTGCTCGTAGCGCCGCGCCTTTCTGAGTAGGAGCGTGGCCTCGGTGACCTCGACGGTCTTCGTGGGGCGCACACGAGCGCGGTTGCGCGTGTCGGCTGCGAGCCGCTTCGTGTGCAGCGAGTCGGAGATTACTTCGTGTACGGAGCCCCAACCCAGGGCTTCGTAGTCGTCCTCATCCAGCGACAGCATCGAACGCTTCCTCGAAGGTCTTTCCGGCATCCATCAGCCGGAAGGCTTCGTCGCGCTGCGCTTGGGTGAACTTGAAGTTGAAGTCATGCCCGCGGTTATACGCGGCGTTCTTCCCCTGGCCTGTTTCCATGGTGAGGAACTGCCGAAGAAGCCGCTCGGTGGAAGGGAGTTGACGGACGTACTTCGCGTAAGAAATCGGGTCGTTCTTGTCTGCCATGTGTCCGCCGCAGGGTTCGAACCTGCACCCCTTTCGGGACGGGGGGCGACCCCGCGTGTCTTCCAGTTCCACCAGACGGACGTTATGGCCTCGGAGGGGAATCGAACCCCTCATTCACGCAAGCGCGAATGCCCAGCCGAGACTACGAGAGCGGCGAGTGTGGAGGCGCGGACATCACCCCTCCCGACACAAGCTCACGGTTCGCCCTCCCTACCGTCGCTGAGCGTTACTGGCCCTTCAGCTTTTCGCCAATCGCCTTCGCACGCGCGAGCATTTCCTCGGGCTTGTTCTCGATGTGCTTGAAGATGACCCCGGTGATGCTGGTCTTGCCCTTGGCCGAGCGATCGATGACGCGCGTGTCGAACGCCGTCTGGTAGCCCCGAAGCTCGAACATGGGGCTCGCCTCGTCCTCGAAGATCGCCCCGAGCACGCCTTCCATGTCCGAATTCGAGAGGTCGTCCTCGTTCAGCCCGTCGATCGCCAGGATGTCACCCTTGAGCTGACCGGGGGCCACCGTGGGGAACTTGCTGATGCTGTAGATCTTCTTCACCTTGGAGCCCACGGAGTGCTTGGTTACGCCGTCCTTCTTGCCTTCGCAGGAGTCCACGGTCGCGGTCAGGATGACGCTCGTGCCCTTGTCGCCGTTGTGCTGGAACACTCGTTCGATGGTGCAGACGCCCTTGCAGTCGGGGAGGAAGAAGTCGCCGTCGTTGCTCTTGTTCGCCTTGCTCTTTGCCACCATGCTCAGGAAACCGCTCATGTGTTCGCCTCTCGTGCTGCGTGTTCGTCGGAGCGGGATGCCCCGACAGGGACTGATATAGTTACTGCCTGTGGTCGTGTCAAGCCGGGAAGAAGAAAACGTACTTGTGCTTCCAGAAGTGACCCGCGATCTCGTACCCCAGTGCCCGCATCTCCGTCGCCGTCCGCGTCTTAGGGCCAGCCTTTGTGGACACTTGCGCGCCGTAGCGCGTCACCCAGCGGGGGTACGGCTTCGTCTTGCCTTTGTAGATCCAGTTCGTCGCCTTGTAGATCCCGCCTGTGTGTCCCTGTGAGTCGTCTGCGTAGGTGACCGCCGCGAACCATTTGCGCTGCCCGATGTCGGTACGCAGCGTTGGCAACCATTTGAGCGAGGCCGCGATGAGCATTGACGCAGCGTTCTGCGGCTCCCCTGGGAGTACTACGAGCCGCGTGAGCGAGATTACACGCTTCCACAAGTCGAAGTCGGGGAGCACCGACTGCGCGCAGACTTTCGTGGGGGGAAGCCACTGGGCGACCCCGACGAGCCTGCCGTCCTTCAGCATCCCGTACATCACCCCCGTCTTCGAGCACCCGCGCGCGTAGTGGTGCTCACGGATGAGCGCGGCTCCGACTGAGTGGTCGATCTGCTCGAAGGTGTAGTCGCCACGACGAGATACGGGTTTGCTGGGCTTCACTTCCGATCCTTTTCCGCGCTGTCGCAGCCCATGCCGCAGCGAGGGCAGGTGACGCGCCACACACCTTGCGCTGCTGGATGAACGAGCCCCGCCCCTCGTCTGTCGTGGTCCCACAGCAGGCACAACATACTACCGAGCACCCACAGGACGAGGCTCGGTATTGCCCACAAGAGCCACTTCGCGAATCGCAACAAGTGTTTCATCTTTAGAATCCCCAAGTCGCCTTGCTTGCCAGCTTCTGAGTCGCACCGAAAGACTCCTCGATGTACTCGCTCAAGTCTCTTGCCTTCTCAACTGCTTTCAGTACCGCACTCGTATGGCGGTAGACTTCGATCGAGACTTCGTCCGCCGTTTGACCTTGCCGGTGCGTCCTGCCGATGAGTTGCTCCCAGTCTGAGCCACTTGAAGGCGGATTCGCGACGAGATTTCGAGCAAACTGCTGGAGATTCTTTCCAGTTCCGTGAGCACGAATCGAAGCGCATACTCGTTCCACCCCCGAGAGGGCGAGTACCCGCTGATTACCGTCAGCGCCCGGCCCAGCGTGAAGCACGTCGAGAGATCGATCTCTCGCAACCCGCATGATGCGCTGGGCAAGTCCATCGAACTCGTACCAGAGGAGGCCGGGGCCTTCCTGGAGCCACGCGAGACAGTCTTCGACGAGGAAGTCGTCGAGCCAGATCGCTTCAGTTTCGGGCTTGGCCGTGTCGCGGACTTGCTCCCACTCGGGCCAGTAGACGCTGGGCCAGACCGGGAGCGGACCTCCGGTGCTTCGCGGAGGCACAGCAACTCGCGCAATTTCTCCACCTTCTGCGTCTCGCTCAACATGCGTATACCCCTTGTACCAACGAATAGCCGCCTTCGCACACAGCAGCGGCGAGTCCATGTGAGGGCGCGAGAGTTTCAACTTCTCGCGCAGTTCCTTGTGCCACTCTTTCCGCGCCTTCAACCACCGCTCGATGACCTCGACCGGCTCCTTACGAGGCCAGCGCCAGCGGTAATAGAACCCGCAGGACAGCTCCCGCGCGCACCTGCCCACGCTCATCGCATCGATCAACTCCTCGCCGTCCGGGCGCGTCCACGTCGCTTCGAGGGCTTCGAGGTGCTGCTGGACGACTGCCGGGGCTTCGACTTTGCGCTCGGAGATGACGAGCGACGCTTGACAGGAGGCAGTGTCGCCCGATGAAACAACTCCATTCGTCTCCACAACTCGCTTTGCGAAGCCCATTCGAGCATCCGCCCCAAACTGACTGAGCCGTCCGGGTGGAGAACGAAACTCGCCTGGATCAAGATGTCCTGCCCACTCCTCAACAGTGGGCCAGTGGAGCGGGGCAGGCGAAGCCTCACCAAGGGCAAAGTTACTGAGGTCAGCATAGTCCTTCAGGCTCCTGGAGGTGAGCGTTCCGCTCCATGCGAAGACGCGGGGGTGGTGCTCTTCGACGAATCGGCGGAACCTCTTTGTACGCGCAGCAGTACGATTTCGAACTGAGTGCGCTTCGTCCACCACGACAACATCAGGCCGCAGGCGATCGAGTAAGTCAGTAGCACGGCTTCCCGAAAGCTCAGAGAACGCGACGACGTGGAGGGTGGGGCGGTTAGGTACAAGCCACCGTCCACCAGCAAGATTCGGGAGCTTCCAGTGTTGTCCATAGAAGTGCCAGTCCACCTCAAGCATCTGCGCCTTGAGGTTCGGGGGTAGGAGAAGTACCGCGGTCTTACAGTCGTCCACGACCATCGGCGTGAGTAGGTCCAAAATGGTTTTCCCGTGGCCAACACCGATGGGTCCCAGGAGCCCGCCCACGGTCGATGCCTCGTACAGCGCCCACGCCTGCACCGGCAGGAGGTTCGCGCAGCAGCGCCTCTTATACTTCGTCTCGCACTCGCAGGTGGTGATGCCGGTGCCCAGGTGCTGTTTGATGTACTGCGCCCACTCCAACAACTGCGCGTCGGAGGGGCGAGTACGCCGCGGGAGCGCGAGCACGCGACGGAGATCGCGCGACTCGCCTACCGCTTGGCCCTTCATGTAGACCTCTTTCCGCTCGCCCACGGGCGGAAGGAGCGAGCGGAGGAGGCTCACAGGTCTTCGTTCCTGAGCATGTCGTTCATAGCCGCTGCGAGCTGCAACGGTGCCGTGGCGACCTTCGCGTTCTTCAGCATCTCCAGAATCTGGAGCGCCTCGCGGCGCGTCATCTGGATGGACATCTCGAAGGCGGGCTCGGGCGGCGGGGTAGTGATGATTTTCACAGCGAGCCCACCGCTGCGAGGAGCCCCGCGCGCAACTGCGTGACGACTCGCGTATTCACAGCGGAGAGGTCCGCGATGAGGGCATCCAACTCCACGGTGCTGATGTGCATCACGATTTCGACCTCTTGCGGAGGTGGCGGGGTGACGATGATCTTCACTTGCCCGCCTTGTTCTTCTCGTCCGTGACCGCTTCGTACTTCGCCGCTTCCGCCTCCAGCCGCTCCTCGACCTCGCTCATCAGGGTCGAGTAGAGCAACTCCAGGTCTTCGCCCTCGGCGATCATGCCGATGTCGAAGCGGACGGAGTTGAAGTTGCCGAGATTGATGGTGTAACCCTTGGTGACCGTGCAGGACTTGATCGCGACAGGGGGGGCGAACTTCTCCGTCTCGACCACCATGACCGTACCGGCCTTGAGGTTGGGACTGACGGTGACGTTCTCGACCACCAGTTCCTTCGGCTTGTTCTTCGCGCCCACAGGGCGACCGCGCTTCTTCGGGGCCTCCACCGGAGCTTCGACCACGGGCTCGGTGACGACCGGCTCCGCGACCTTCACGGGCTCAGGCTCGGGCGCGGGCACGTCGATCATCACCATCTTCCGCGGGGGCGGAACAGCCTGGAAGCCCTCCACGGGCACAGCGGCCAGCTCGGGCTTGCTCGGCGGCTGGTCGGGCGGGGTCACCTTCTGCACCACGGGAGCGGGCGGGGGCGTGGGGTTCGCTGCGGGGGCCTTCAGCTTCGAGAAAAACGACATGACGGACTCACTTTCTTTGTTGGGACAGTGGGACTTGAACGTGCAGTTGAAACAGGACTTCTCGTTGCGGGGCAGCTTCGAGACATCTTCTTCTCGCGCCGCCGACTTCATTTTCTGAATCAGAGGGACAATAACCTTATCCCTATGAGACGCAAGGTGCTCCTGCGAAACTTCGACTTCCACGAAGTTCGTGGTCTTACGACCCTTGGTCTGGAACTGACCGTGCGCCAGCTTCACGGTGTCCAGGTCCGGGTGCATGGCGAGGGCGTAGATGACCATCTGCGTGTCCTTCGGCAGGTCCATCTCCGTCTTGCCGTAGCGGCGAATGTCGGAGGAGGTCTTCCAGTCAATGATGCCGTCTTCGGTCACCACGTCGATGTAGCCTTGCACGCGCGTACCATCGAGCTGGAAGCCCGCGACGTGCATCTCCACGCCGATGATTTTCCGTGCGGCGACGGACTCAATCATTGCCTGCCCAGCGAGGTACAGGCCCGCGGCCTCGTGCTCGATGGTGGGGGTCTTGCCGGTGAGCAGGCGCTGCTCAACCAGCTCGTGGAGCATCGTCCCCAGCTCCTGATTGCCAGTGGACTCTTCCTTCAGACCCTTGACGTACTTGTACCACCACCGACGCTCGCACCCGAACGCTTGGTTGGCGTCGAAGGAGTTGATCATCGAGGGGGAGAGCACGTTGATGACGCCGCCTTCAACGCTTTTCATGGGCCGACCTCTCGCAGATGACATAGTTTCCGTCAAGCGGCTCGCAGTTGAGTACGCGAGACTCCTTGTCGGCCTGGAGGTACATGCGCCGCCAGAACTCAGTCTGGGCTTCCCCCTCTCGGTGCTTGATGGTGCTCACAGCGGCGATGATGATGAGCACGATTATCGCCACCGTGCCGTCATAGGCGCGGCTCACTTGACCCCCGCGACGACGGCGGCGAGGTCGAAGGGCTCCATGATACAGCGGAGCATCCCGGTAGGCGTGCCGTCCACGCGCATCGCTTCGATGCAGGCACTCCTCACCGCCTCCGCGACCCTCATGTCGCGCTCGTGGAGCCACGCGGCGGCGTCGGACGATGCGAGGGCGGAGCGCGCATCGCACTCCTGACAGCGACCGCACGTCGCGCTCAGGCAGTAGGTCTGGTCGATGGTCGTGTCCATCAGCATCGCAAGCGCCCCATGCAGCCGCGCCCGGTCCGCGTTCGCGGCGGCGAGCTTCGCCAGCGCCCTGTCGCACTCGCCACGCGACACCTCCAGCAGCATGCGCGACGCTTGCAATTGAGCGACGACGGACGAGTTGATGGCGCGCTCAGAGTCGAGCTGCGCCTCCAGCTCCGAGACGCGGGCGCGCATCGCCGTCGTCCAGTCGTAGTCTTCACTCATCCGTCGTCCGTCCAGTACTTGTTATCGAGGTTGGCAAGCTCACACGCGCCGCAGTTGGTGACTTCGTTGGGGCTGCACTCACAGGAGCGCAGCCGCATCTCCTCCAGTCGCGCCTTCAGTTCTTTGTTTTCAGCCCGCAGGTCGCGAATCGTCGCTCGCTGCGCGGCGTTGCTGGCGAGCGCGTCATCTGCGAGGAGGCGCACTGTCCCCTGTACGATCCCGTACTCGCGTTCCGCCTCCAACCATGTCCGCGTCGTCTTCTTCACGGCGCGACCTCCTTCGGCTTCGCGTCGCGCAACTCAGAGACGAGTCGGCGGTTGCAGTTCCGAAGCTCATTCAGCCGCGCCTGCTGCCGCTGCTCTCTGCGCCACGACGCACGAAGGCCGCCCCGGTCCTCGCGGGCCATGAGCACGGACGCCCACAGCAGCGTCCAGCCGAGCGCGCCGATGAGCAGGAAGGCCAGCGCCAGCATGGACACCCAGACGAGAGTGAGCGTCACGACGCGACCTCCGCGAGGACGGCACGGGCCGCAGTGCAGATGGTGCAGTGCCCCTCACGGAGCAGGAAGGACTCAGCCGCGTGCTCCTCATCCGGCCACAGAAAACAAAAGCACGGCCCAGACACGAGGGCGCGATGTTTCAGGGCCAACAGCGCCTCCGTCAGCCGCGCGACCTTCGCGCGCTCGGCGGACAGCGCAACGGCAGTCGCGCGTACTCGTCCCCAGTGCACCAGCGTCGTCGTGGTGCCGATGTTCTGCCTCCGCTCGACTTCTTCGGGCGTGTAAGGCTTTGTTTCGTTCGTCATGTCGTCTCCTGGTCAGGTTTCAGCAATATCTATATTACCAGCTTCGGCCATGTCAAGTTCGCGGAGGTACTTCGCGCGGTCGGGCAGTCGGTAGCAGTAGACCGCCACGCCAGCGACGCGGCGGCGCGTGCGCTCCCAGCCCAGCGAGGACATCGTGCGGTTCGCCGCGGCGACCTCCATGTGCGTGATGGTCCCTGGGGCCTTGTGCATGATGCGGGTGAGCACCTCGGCTGCGTGGAGGTACTGCGGCCACTTCTTCTGGTCCTCCAGCCACCGCAGGATTTCGATCTTCGTGATGTCCTCGGCCTCGTACACGGACGCCTCCGTGACCGCACGCGCCGCCTCGTCCTGCGTCAGCCACCACTGCTCACCGCTCTTGTAGGCGTGCATCGCCTCTGCCCACAACTGGTCCCTCACGAGCGCGAGGCCCGTCGTGTCCACGGTGCGGACACTCACCACCCAGAAGCGCCGGTTACCTTCGGGGTCGCTCAAGGGCTGCTTGCTATTGGTCGTCCCCATGAACACGCAGCGGCGCGGGAGCTTGACCACCACGCGCCCGTAGGGGAGCCGAATGGCGTCCTCCTTGCGGGTCAAAAAGTTTCTGGTGGACTCCACGTCCGATTTTTTCAGCGAGGCCAACTCGCCCAGCTCTACCAGCCACGCGCTCGACGACACCTGCACGGCGTCCTTGCTATGCAGGTCCAGGTTCGTCTCAACGTGGAAGCCTGCGCCCATCACGCGCACCAGCGAAGTCTTGCCCCCGCCCTGCGCGCCTTGCAGCACCAGCACCGTGTCCACCTGACAGCCGGGGCTCAGTGCGCGAGCCACCGCGGAGATGAAAAATTTTCGGGTGATGATTCGGACCCACTCAGGGCTCCCTTCAGCCTTCGCGTACTTGAGCAGCATGTCGTTCAGTCGCGGCTTGCCGTCCCACGCGGGGAGCGCCTCCAGAAACTCACGCACGGGGTCATAGGAGTGCGAGAGGGCGTAGTGCTGAAGGCACGCACCTACGACTTCGCGCGACGCCTCACAGCGGTACTCGCTGCGCTGGAACCACGCAGCCGTGGGCACGTCGAGGCTCTCCGCGGGCTCGCCTTCAAGCACGCCACCCTTGATCTCCAGGGAGTGACGGAGCACGTTCCATTTGATGTGCCCAGCGAAGGCGGGGTCGTTCTCGATGACGGACAGGACGTTGGACTCCGTAGGCTTCAGCCCCGTCACGCCCCCCTTCGAGTCGGTCTTGAACTGGAGCTTCTCGCGCCAGCTCTCGTCTCGAAAAAATTTCTCCACGACGGCCACCCCCGCATCCGCCGCCGCCTTCTTTTCGAGTCCCCGCGCGTAGCTGTCGGTCGCCTTCCGTACCCACTCTTCGAGGTGCAGCTCGTGGCCTTCGCGGACCTCGAAGATTCGCCGCAGAAGCACCTCGACGACCCCTTCCGTGGGCGCGTGCCGCATCCAGGCAAGTGCCGAGAGGACGGGGTGAAGGAGCGTTTCACGATTGCCGGGAGGCACGCGCAGGGTGCCGTCGAGGAGTTGTTCCAGAGGTTCGCGCTTGTCGTCTCGACGCGCCTCGACCTCGGCGCGAATTTCCTGAAGGTCAAAAATTTTCGGAAGTGTTTTCTGGGGCGGGTTTTCGCCCAAACCAGATTCCGGGGGTTTGGCTTTTTGTGCGCTTCCTGCGCTTGTCACCCTACCTGTAGGGGCGTGTAGGTGTAAGAAATCCGCGGGGTTACACAGCCGCTCGCCGCCCGACGCGGCGAATCTCTCAGGGCCTGGGGAGCTAGGCGCGTAGTACAGGCGCGCAAGGTCCGCCGTCGCAGGGTCCGCGGGGGGATTTCCGAGCATTTCTAGGGCTTTAACCCTCGCTTCCGCGTGGAACGCGGGGGGCAAATCCTCGCCCAGAGGGATCACGAGGCGGTAGCGCCCCCCCGAGTGCGTCTCGTGGATCGCGTAGATCCATCCGAGTGATCCCAGGGCGTCTGACAGCGCGGACATTTGCGCTTCCGTGGGCGGCGCGCTGGTGGTGTCCGTGGGCGTCGAATGGTCCAAGTCGTACACCAGCGCGCAAACGCTCACCGCGTCAGACGCTACGCGCCGTTCGCCCGAATAGGCGATAGGCGACCATGCTGCGGCGTCGCCTTTGCGCGCGACGATCTGAGGTGGCTCGCAGAGAGTCGCCACAAGCTCGGAGATCGTCGTGCTGTGGGGCAGGGGCGCGCTACGCGCAGACTGCGGGGGCGCGTACAGCGCGATCGTAATAGGTCGATCAAGGTAGGTCATGGGAGGGGCGGAATGGTGCGCGCATCTAGGCCACCGCGTCAACGCGGTAGGCATAGTGCGTGCATGATAGAGTTTACGCTATGCGCGAAACGACTAGAGCCGACCCCACAAACCCGTTTCCAGGCTTGCGAGGTCGGCTCTATTCAGTTCGGGTGTGGCTTACTGTACCTGCTAGGTGTGTTCTCCGCGACTGATTGCCAGTAGCGTATCTACCCACGACCTGTCACCGGGAAGCGTGTTCCAGACACGCACGATCTCCAAGTCCTCGGCACGCGAAATAACACCGTGGAAATCCCCACCGCTGGATCGGTTCTTCCATATCTCAAGCGCGCGCTTTGGCGAGATCGTTGACTTCTCTCTTTTCTCGTTAATCATCCGTACACCACATGGTCAGAGATCAAAGCGTCCATTGTGTCACCCCTTGCGAATCCACGATTGACAGCGACCATTCCGACGTGAGTGTTTTCTTCCATTCGAGCGCGAGTGCTTTTGCGCTATTCAGCGTTGCGACTGGCAGGCCGATGATCCCGCGCACGTTTCGCGCGGAGATCACCAGGGAGTAGCGAGGCGAGTCAGTCATGACTCCCACCCGCCGATGTAGATCATACCGTCGTCACCAACATAGACGCACTCGCAAGCATCCCCACCTAGCGCGCGCACGATCTCCGTAAGGGTGTCGCCCCCATCGCCCCAATCACCATCCCAAAAGCCGACTCCGTGGTGTGCAGCGGTCAAAAACAGATCGTGTCCTCCTTGCTCGCTCCCAAGGGGCGATCCGTCGTCGCGTTCCGGGGTGCCCTCCGGGAACGCGGTATCAGCCGCATCGTGGAAGCTGGCGATAAAGCCCCCGATGCGTCGCAGAGTAGCTGGTGCGATATCCCCGCGCCCATAGGTGCGATCCAGTGGTTCGCCTTCGTCGTCAACGCTGGCCCACAGGAGCGCATCAACAAAACCGCGAAGCGTGGGATTGTGTTGGTAGTAGACCCCAGACAAGTCTTCATTACTGAGTTTGGCACTCACGACTGACTCCCTTTCTCAAACAGCTTGACGTGATCGACATAGGCAAAGAGGTCACCATCCTGTTCCAGTCGCCAGGTGATCTCAGTACCCCCGCGCTGCTCTTTGAAATGCGCGCCACGCATCGCAGAGTCCCACGCTTCCCAGTAGTCCGGGTGATCCACGCCAGCGCGGAGAGCCGTCACGTCATCCGCGGAGACACGCCATGCGGTCATATCGAAATTGACCGCAAAGACCATGGGCAGGTGAACCCCGCGCGCCCCGTCAAGAATGCAGTCTCGGCAACTCGGGTCGTCGCCCCCTTCTCCACAGCCCATGTGGGCGCAAGTCTCGCAGAGTGTGTCGGTCGCGTCGGGCCCGATCACGGTTTCGTCGGGTTCGGTGCTGTGCATGTAGACGGTCCCACAGCACACGCAGTCAGCGTAGCCGCTCACAACCGCACCCAATAGGTCACGCCCGCGAAATCGGCGCACGAGTAGTCATACTTCAGCTCGTTCGCCGCGCGTTCCCAGTCGATGCAGGTCATGGGCCACGAAAGGCCCTTGGGGATCATGTCGCAATCTTCCGCGAGTTGTTCCGCGTAATCCTGAAAGTGCGAGTCGCGGATCAGCGTTTCGCCATGCTCATACTCTCGGGTGATGCTCTGGATCTCTTCACGGAAGGCCAGAAGCGCGTCCAGTTCCGTCTTCTCGTCTTCGTCTTCCGTATCTTCGAGGAAGTCGATCCTCTCTTCGATCTGCCGGGTGTCGATCGTGTCTTCGTTATTGCTGATCTCGGTATCGCCTCGCATTTGTGTTCTCGCTTTCTCTATTCGGGTGGGGTGCTACATGGTGCGGGGCCGATTCCTGCCCCGACTTTCTAATAACCTTACCGCCCGGAGAGTCCAGAAAATTTCTGTAGGGGGCTCCGATTCCCCCTATTACCCGCGGCCTGGAATGCAGGGGTTAGCTCGTACCGCGTCATTCGGGGCGGTTAGCGGCGTAGGATCAGGCCCAGAAACTACCGGACTCCCAAATGCACTGCGCGTCAGCCTCAAGATCGTGATCTCGCTTGCCGTTGACGTAGATCCGAGTCTGCCCGCCGCTGTCACTCGTGATGATCTCCGCTGACTCGCCGTAGAGCGATTCGAGGTGCGTCACGACTTCGGAGACGTACCGCTCCATTTCCTCAAGCTCGATCGGGCAACCCGCATCGGTGGGGTTCTCGAAACGGATCGTGGTCATGGTCATGGTCAGGACTCCCTATGGTGCTTCTTGTCTGAGAGGGTGTAGCGCGGCTCGCGATTGGCGATCGTGATCGCCCCCTGCATCGCATTTGCGGCCATGCTGTAGGGGTAGATCAGGGCAGTCTCGCGCAGTACCTCCCCCGTGCGGGCGCTCCTGATCTGCCCGACACACCCGAACGCAAACCCGCAGTCGCGCACCGTGACGTACACCAGCGTCTTGCGCTTGCTCACTTGCCGCCGCCCTTCGCGACATAGAAGGCCCCGCCCACGACGCCGATACGCCAGTGCCACAAGCCGCCGACCTTGCGGAGGGACGTGGGCACCCGCTCGCCCTCAATCACGCCCACAATCAG